TACGGGTCGTGTCAGTCAGGTACTGAACTAACAGCGCTATTTTATTAGACGCGGTTACCAATCCCGCAACCGGGAAAGGTGTTACCTCAGTTCCTGCAACGATCCATCTCTTCGCGAATTCATACGAGTCTTTCGACACGTGCGTCTTCATCTCGGAGACGGGGACATCCAAGACAGCCAGAAGCTCTTTATACGCTTCTGCCACACCATCGTGGGCGATGACTATGTCATCACCAAGCAAGACGTAGTTTCTGGGGTCCCAAGGGGTCTTTGACACCTTGTGAGCGCAGAAAACAACGTAGTGATGTGTAAGGGCGAACATCCCCCAGGAGCTATACGCTCCCATGGGCTGTCCCGCACCATACACTAACCACTTGTCTAACTGTTTCGACCAATACGGCCGATCCAGTAAGCTACGCCATGCATCTGAGATCTCGTGTCCCAAGAGACTCTGTAATAAGAGCTGTTGGAATACGACCGGGAACCTGTCGGTTGCCGCGCTCAGATCGATGGAATGGTAAGATCCGACCGGTTTGGTTCGGAGGTTCGACCTAAAGGACCCTTGGTCAAAGGTTCCATCGGATGGAATCCGACGGAGCACGCTGAAGAGCCACTCATGGAGTGGAACTAAAGCGGTCTGAGACCAATAGTCCAGTAGGGCCACCTCCCTCGTCTTACCCTCTTTATCCGAGATGGATGTAATCCTTCCCGTATAAAGTGGAGCATCAACCTCCCGGTCCTTATGCCAGCATATAGCTGCCATACGGCCCAGAAGGCTGGTAGGAATTCTAAGCAGTAATTTCATCTTTTCCAGGAGCGAAGCTCCCCCTATGACTCCGATACAACGTAGTTGTTCTTCGTCCAGGGCCATCAAGTCCCAGAATAGACTAGACAAAGTCTGTCCATTCGGTCCTTGTTTGGTAGAAAAGTGAAACCTAGAAAAGCCTCGATAAGTAGGTAGGGGCCCAAGAATCTTCCGAAAATCTCTGAGTGAGTTCAGGGCGACGCCAGGAATGGCACCGCCCCACTCAGGGACAATCGTCGATTCATTGGGACAGGGTTCTAACTCTACTGCCCTTAGACAGGACAGTAAGGTTAAAGCCCATCTCACCCGGGATGGCTCCTTGCTCCGAAGGAGCTCTTTCAAGGGACCTAAAGCCCTTGGAAGGCCATCTCGAGAGACCCCTATCCTCAACTTACCAAGTTCACTGTGCATTGGCTGGCCACAGAGGTAACGCGTTGACGCTAACCTTAGAGTCTTGACTCTGAGGATAGTCCATC